ACACGACGCTCTTCCGATCTACGTTCCCATGGCCGAAAAACCACCGTTCGCCGAACCGGACGCGCTCGCCGAATGGATCGGCGAGGGCATCGACGCGACCTCGGCGGACTGGAAACGCGCCCGCCGCGTGCTGCGCGCCGCCTCCAACCTCGTACGCACCCAGACCGGCCGCGACTGGCTCAACGACGACGGGACGCTGGACAACCCGCTGCCCGAACAGCTGGTGGACGTGACCGTCGCGTGCGCCGCACGGTTCTACCTCAACCCGAACGCGGAGACGCAGTGGTCGAGGCAGATCGACGACGCGATGGACGGCGGCAGCCGCAAGGTCGACGAGCCGGGCATGAGCCTGACCGCCAGCGAAAAAGCCACATTGTCCAAGCTCATGGCCGACGCCAGTCCGCTCATCGCGGGCGTCGGCGTCATCTCCACCACGCGCGGGGAGCAGCCCAGCCAGGACATGTCCCCGTACTGGTCGGAGGACGACAGCCGGCCCGGATTCCTGCACGCGAGGCTGACCGGATGAGCGCGGGATTCAGCCCGGCCAGCCTCAGACGGCTGCGCTCCTGGGCGACCGGTCTCATGACCGACGAATGCCGGATCGTCAGTCACGGCAGGCCCGTCACGGACCCACACACCGGGAAGGCGACCAATCCCGAAACGGTCCGGTACGAGGGCCGGTGCAAAGTGCAGACCAGCGGCGGCCTCGCCGCAGAGAACACGGAGGGCGGCATCGTCCAGGCCTTGGGCGCGGTCACCCCCGTGTGGTCGCTCTACCTGCATCTGCCCTACGGGACCACGGGCCTGTCTCCCGGCGACGTGGCCGAGATCACCGCGGCCACGGACCCGAACCTCAAGGGCAGGAAGTTCCGGCTGCTGAACATGCAGTCCGAGAAAACGCACGCCACCGCATGCCGGTGGAACGTCAAGGAAGTAGGCAACAGCAATGAGCAGTGACGTCACGATCGACGCCGGCGAGCTGACCGCGTTCGGCCGCCGGGTCGCCGCCGCTCACGCGATGGCCGGGGTCAGTATCGCCAAGGCCGTGAAGAAGGGGGCTCAGGTCGTCAAGGAGAAAACCCAAAGCGACCTGAATTCCAGCAGCAACGGCGGATTGCACGTTGTTCGTGTGAGATACGAGTTGGGGACCACCGGCTCGCAGATATACGCGGACATAGGCCCCGAAGATTCCGGCAAAACCCGCGAACACGGGCACACGGGCCCCACCGTCGCCGCGATCGCCTTCTACGGCACCGCGCGAGGCGGCGGAACGCACAAGCCCCCCGAGCATTACGCCGAAGAAGAGTTGCCCACGCTCGCCGAATACGTGGGCGACGCCGCCGACGACATGTTGATAGGAGCCATCGGATTATGAGCGTCATGGACATGACCTCCGCCGTGCTCGGCATGATCCCCGGACTCGACCAACCCGTGTACCTCAACCAGGAGCCGGACGAATCCGAGATGCCGCCGTGGGTCATCGCCACCTGCACCACGGACGGCCACCGGTCGACCGAGGCGGCACGGTACACGGCCCACGTGGGACGGCTGGAGATCCGGGTCGTGGACCTGACGGCCGACGCGGTCAACGTCATCTGCGATGACCGGATCATCCCCGCGATGAAATACCGGGTGCCCGCGAAAACCTCCGGGTTCACGGTCGGGCAGCTGATCCTCGACGCGGATTCCGGCGCGTACGCGGCCGGCCTGACCGCCGACGACACGTCGCGCCGCTATCAGGTGCGCGTCCTGCGGTTCCGCTTCACGTGGACCCGACCATAGTCAACCAATCATTTACCAGAAGTCTTCAAGGCCATCCCATACGAGGTGGCCTTTCCCATCGAAGGAGAACATCATGAGCCTGAAACTGGGCACCGAGATCCCCGGCACGAGCGCCGAGGGCAACATCACCACACTGTGGGTGCCGACCATCGCCGACATCAAGCGCCCGACCATGGCCGAGCTGGAAGCAGGCACCGACATCTCGAACTACGTGATGCTCGGCGGCTGGACCTTCGAGCCCTCCCAGGACACCGTGAGCGACCAGCGCGAGAACAGCACGCAGGACTTCGGAGCACCGGGCCGCAAATCCGCCGGCGACATCTCGATCGAGGTGATCGACAACACGAACACGGAGCACGCGGAACAGAACAAGGCCGTCACGCTCATGGCCGAAGGCAACTCCGGATTCATCGTGCGCCGTCGCGGCATGGCCACGGACGTGGCCCTCGCCGCAGGGCAGAAGCTCACCGTCGTGAGCGTCAAGTGCGGCGAGAAGAAGGTCCTCAACCCGGACGCGAACACCATGATCCGAAGCGCCATCCCCCTGTTCGCGCAAGCGCCAGGCTGGGAGTCCGAAACCGCCGAGATCGCGGCGGCCGCGGCCTCACACGCCTGACCATCATTCTTCCGTGCGGGCTTTCCGCATTCCTTTCCCCGCACGGAACCCCCTCATCACCAAAGGGACGCGAAACCGAGACAAGGAACGCACCATGGCATTGGAAGTCAAGCGCAAGCGCGTCGAGGTCGACCTGATCCTCGACCAGGAGAAGGCAGAACGGATCTCGCAGCTGGGCGAGCAGCTCGCCCGGGCGGCGGCATCGCACGTCACCGAGGGCGCGAACGCCGCGGCCAAACGCATCGCCAAACAGATCGACGAGCTGCGCGAGGAGGTCTCCGGGCAGATCGTGCACCTCACGTTGGAGGCCCTGCCATTGTCGCAGTGGAGGCAGGTGCTCGAGGCGAACACGACCACCACGAAGGACGGGCGCCCCGCGCAGCGCCTCGAGGACATCACCGCCGACGCGCTCAGGCTGATGATCCGCAAGAGCGTGCCGGACACGCCCGTCGAGGACATAGCCGCCATCATCCCCGAACTGTCCGACGGGCAGCTGTCGCCCGTCTGGTACGCCATCCAGAACCTCAACGCGAGGATGATCGACCCAAAAGACTACCTCGGCCAAGCCTCCAGGATAATCCGGGGCTCGTCCGGGAACTGAGGATCTGCCTCAAGCTCGGCATCAGCTACAAGCGCTGGCTCGGGTGGGAGCCCTCCTATCGCGTGGAGCGCGATGGCCACCGGCGCATCACCGGATACACGCCGGAAAGCGAATGGGACCAGACCGAACGCGACTGGATGCTCGCCCTCGACGACTACGAGCACAGCCTGTGCCCGCGCTGCGGCATGCCCGTGAGCGTATGCCACGACGAGCTGACGCCCACCCGGTACACGGCCGAGGCGGGCGTCTGCCAGATCAGCCTCATGCGAGACATCGCCGCCGAGGACTGGCGCAAACAGCACGACGGCGAGGCGGGCATCAAGACCATGTCACTGACCACCGCCATCAAGGCAAGATAAGGAGACCACCATGGCAGGCGGGCTGAACCGCAACATCACCGTCCGCCTGCTCGCGGACACGTCGAAATTCACCGCCGGCATGGCCAAGGTGTCCGCCGAGGCCGAGAAGACCTCCACCACCATGGAGGCGTCGGGCGGCAAGACGAAGCTCCTGACCGCCGGAATCGCCGCCGCCGGCATCGCCGCCACCGCATTGGGCGTCGCCGCCGTACGCATGGCCGCCGACTTCGACGCCGGCATGTCGACCGTCCAGGCCAACACCGGAGCCAGCGCCGACGAGATGTCCCGGCTGCGCCAGGCGGCCATCGACGCCGGCGCCTCCACCGTGTACTCCGCCACGGACGCGGCCGACGCGATCAACGAACTCGGCAAGGCCGGCATGAGCACGTCGGACATCCTCTCCGGCGGCCTGAACGGCGCACTCGACCTCGCCGCGTCCGACGGCATGGAAGTGGCCGAAGCCGCCGAACTCATGAGCTCCGCCATGGCCCAGTTCAACCTCACCGGAGCCGACGCCACCCGCATCGCCGACGCCCTCGCCGCCGGCGCCGGCAAAGCGCAAGGCTCCGCCCGAGACCTCGGCTACGCCCTCCAACAGTCAGGCATGGTCGCCAACAGCTTCGGCATCGGCATGGAAGAGACCGTCGGCACACTCACCAGCTTCGCCAACGCCGGCATGACCGGATCCGACGCCGGCACCAGCCTCAAAAGCATGCTCATCGCGCTCGCCAACCCCACCAAAAAAGCGCAGAGCCTCATGGACGAGCTCGGCATCAGCGCCTACGACGCCCAAGGCAACTTCATCGGCCTCAAAGCCCTGGCCGGCCAGCTCCAGACCCAGATGAGCGGACTCACGCAGGCACAACGCAACCAGGCGCTCGCCACCATCTTCGGCTCCGACGCGATCCGCGCCGCCAACGTGCTCTACAACGAGGGCGCCGACGGCATCGCCGACTGGACCGAGAAGGTCTCCGATTCCGGGTACGCCGCCCAGCAGGCCGCCGCCAAGAACGACAACCTGCGCGGAGACTTGGAAAACCTCAGCGGCAGTTTCGAAAGCATGATGATCAAGCTCGGCGAAGGCGGGCAAGGTCCCCTGCGCAAGCTCGTCCAGACCATCGACATGCTCGTGGACGGATTCGGGCAACTGCCCGCCCCCGTCCAACAGACCATCGTCCTCTCCACGGCGCTCGCCGGAGGCATCGTCGCGCTTCACCGCGCGATGGCACCGTTGAATTCAAGCAGCAGCCAGCTGTCAAAGAATCTCGGCATGGTTCTCGACCCCGGCCAGCGGCTTATCTCCATGAGCTCGCAACTGTATACGGGCGCCACGCAAATCGGGGCGGCGTTCTCAACCCAGAGCCGTCAGCTGGAGGTTTTCGGCAGCACCGTCAGTCGCACCT